AGAAACGCATATAAGAAACATATTTATATTACACGAAAAAAGGTAAAATCATATAAGTCGAAAAAATCGCAACATTTATTAAAAGCGCAAAAAATATATAAATTAGCTACTATTAGTGTAAATGCAAATCTCTCTAAAAAAACTGGGTGTTCTATAAATTCGTTGCGCAAAATCGTAAATAAGGGGCGCGGAGCCTATTTTTCATCCGGATCTAGACCTAACCAAACTGCAGAAAGCTGGGGATTAGCCCGACTAGCTAGCTCAATAACTGGCGGAAAAGCGGCAGCAGTTGATTATAGCATATTAGAGCAAGGTTGCTCAACCAACTCTAAGGCATTAAAATTAGCGCGCCAAGCCAAGAAAAAACACGGGCACGGAACACGACGAGTGGCTAAAGCTAACTAGCTAGCAAACATTAGTCCCGCTAATCCATTTTGAAATACTAATACGTTATATTTCTCTTCAATAACATATAAATTGTAATAATATTTATAAATATTTGTGGGGTCTTTTGATGTTCCAATTACTACTCCAGTATCTGGATCACATAGCGTTGTAAAAATAGCACTTGGATCTAGTGGTGGATTACTATAATTATTATATTCAAATTCGATTGTTTTGAAAAAATTGGTATTTAATGCACCATTAGGTTGTTGCTTAAATGGATCGGTTGTTAATCCAAAATTATAACTATATAAACCCACTTTAGAACATATTCCATTAGACTTGCTATATTTTTCTAATTTACTAAATATTGCGCTGTCAAAATCCGTTTCTCTGTATTTACCATCAAAAATTAGCGCAAAATTTTTCATTATTTCGCATTGATTGGTTTGGTCATTTAGCGACGGACTATTACCTGTAATATAAATATTTTTAGAAATGTCGCCAACAGCATAACTAAATTGCGGATTATAATATTTAAAGTTTTGAGCAATAGCAAATTTTTGCAAATCATTTGGAATTTTATTTTCATATACCCAGTTTGTATAATTAGACCATTCATTGCGAGTAGCAACGTCGCTCCTTTGAAAATACCACATCCAGTTTTTAATTAGTCCGTTGGACTCTAACTTAATTTTATTAGACTTAATAACTCGTTCAAACTTATATTCATAAATCTCTCGTATTAAATAATTTTGAGTATTTTTTGCAAAATATGTTCGCTCTTCTTCAGCTAAAAAGCATTGCGTACATATTAAATGAATAGAGCTGTTAATTTTAGTCGGTAAGTCTTTATAACTATCTACGTTAAGCTGCAAATCACTTACTGGAGGAGGATTAATAAATCTTTTAAATTGGTATTCGATTATATTTTGATTAGGCTGTATTTGAGGAAAATTGTTATATGGTATAGGATTTACTGCATTATTATATAATACATCTTTAATTGTAAATAACTCCATTAAAGGTCGCAATGTAAAATTAATAACTAATTCGCTATATTGTAAGCAAATTAGCGGAAATGCCATAATTGAATTCATAGAAAACCACGAATTTATTGGTATATATAAATTATATTCGTTGATCGACGGCTCAATCCCGCTTATATCAGAAAACGCGTTTTTATATACACTTGGATAGTTATTATTTCTATTATTATAATTTGCTGGGTCATTTAATTCGCTAATATTACCCGTCATAATATCAAATAATGCTTTCTTATGTGCATCAAAATCACGCTCTACAATATTTTGCAAATAATGACCGCTGAATTTTTGTATAGTTGCACCATTTACAGTTATATTTACCGACTCAATAATTTGACATCCAATGTTTTTAATCCATTTAAATTCATAAGGCCTATAGTCATTAGCATTATATTTTAACAATGGGCTCCATATTTTTGGTAATTTTACAACTAAATAGGTGTCCATTAATAAATCGCCATAACGCTGCATTTTAAAACTATAACTGGACTTCTTGGTTACATCTAATTCCATTTGTCCGGTTTGGTCAATTCTAAATTTTTGCAGCCCAAAATTGGTATACTTATAATATGTGGACTTGAAAAAACTTTTTGTAGGATTGCCTGTTAAAATAATATTTTGATTTCCTAGCGCTATTAAATTTAATAGTCCTCCTGCCATATTATATTATTATTATAATAATTAATAATATATTATATTATTTATGTTATAATAACTATTTTTAATTAAATTTAACATATTATAATATTTTATTATAATAATAATATTTTATAATAATAATAAATAGTATAACATAATATATGTCTAGTCCTACTACTTCATTAAAAATGCCAAATATTAGTAGTGGTCAATATTTCTATATAACATTGTCAATAATAATATTTATAGTATTACTTTTATTTAGCTGGGTCGCTAATAGATTAAGTTTAAAAACCAGAAGTTGCAATAAGTTAAATATATATTGGCCATCATTAACAAATACTACCTATTTTCTCAATCCCACTACTCGGACGACTGGGGCTATTGTAAAACAAAATAGCGGGTTTGGGATTGATACTTCAAATAATAAATTAATAAATTATCACGTTAAAAGTGCTTATAATTGTTGCTGTGGTGATGGCTACAAAAATAACTTTGTTGCGCTTTGTGCTTTAGAAAAGTGTATTGCAAATGGTTGCAGATTTTTAGATTTTGAGATTTATTCATATAATAATGTGCCTATTATTGCGGCGTCTACTGCTAACAGTAATTATATTAAAGAAACTTATAATTCACTATTATTAGAAGAAGTATTACTCACTATTAAAGAAAAGGCTTTCAATCTTACTTCTACAAATTGCGCAAATGATCCATTAATATTAAATTTTAGAGTTATGAGCACTAACTTGGTTATGCTTAAAAAAATGGGCGATATAATCGAAAATTATTTAGGCGACGGTGACGGGGTTTTTGCAATTGAAACCAGAAAAGAAGAGACTTTAATATTTGCGCAAATGGAAGAATTGTATAGAAAAGTTATTATAATTTGTGAATTTAACCCATTACCTAGTATTATTGATACTAATGCCGATTTAAGTAAATTGAAAGACTACGTTAATTTGAAAGCCAAAGGATTAAATTGCAATACATTTAGATATAATCAAGTTGCTTCTAAAAAAGGTTCCGTTTCATTTATGGAGTCTACAAAAACAAAATATACCATTGTATTACCAAATTTAGATAATTCAATAATAAACTTTGATCCTGCGCTATCTTTTGATACTGGATGTCAGGCTATATGTATGAAACACCAGAATATGGATAATAACTTACTGGGATATAATGCGTTATTTAAAGCAAAGCAAAACTATTCGTGGTTTAAAAAATCAAGAACAGAGTTATTAAATATAGATATACCAACTGTTCCCGACACAACTGGATTAGGTGTTAATTTTGGTATTTAGCGCGCTATTTTTGATTATATTATGTTATACATATTATGTTATACATATTATGTTATACATATTATGTTATACATTATATTAGATTATATTAGATTATATAACATTATAATAACATATTATTATAATATTGCTAGTATATAATATATAATTATGAAAGAAACATTTGAAGAAAAAGAATTACAAATATTGAGAAAGGCAATAGATAATGCTACTTCAATTAGTGGTCGAAAACTTGTTCAGTCGGATGCAATTAAAAAAATAATAGAAATTTTAGAAAATTTCTTAAGAACACATAAAACGCTATGTTATGGTGGAACAGCCATTAATAACATATTACCAGAGCAATATAGATTTTACAACAAAGATATTGAAATACCAGATTATGATTTCTTTTCACCGTTAGCTATGGAATATGCGAGAGATTTAGCAAATATTTATTATAAAGCTGGCTACGAAGAAGTAGAAGCAAAGTCAGGTGTTCATACAGGAACGTATAAAGTGTATGTGAATTTTATTCCAATAGCAGACATCACGTATATGGAAAACAGTTTATTTAAAAATATATACCAAAAAGCAATAAAGATTAATGCTATAACTTATTGTCCGCCTAATTTTTTACGAATGGCTATGTACCAAGAGCTCTCTCGCCCTATGGGTGACGTTTCGCGATGGGAGAAAGTTCTTAAGCGTATTATATTATTAAATAAGCATTTTCCGTTACGCGGACAATCTTGTAAAAATCTTGATTTTCAAAGGCACTATGAAGGTAATGACAACAAACAAGGAGAGATTTATGAGATTACTAAGGATTGCTTTGTAAATCAAGGACTTGTGTTTTTTGGCGGTTTTGCTAGTGCTTTATATAGTAAACATATGCCATATAAAGAACGCATACAAATTTCTAAAATTCCGGATTTTGATGTTTTAAGCGATAACCCAGAGGCAAGTGCTAGAATATTAAAAGAGCAATTGAATTATGAGGGTTTTAAAAATGTTACAATTAATAAAAAACAGCCAATTGGTGAATATGTAGCCGTTCATTATGAAATTGTAGTAAATAAAGATGTAATTGCATTTATTTATAAATCAACTGCGTGTCATAACTACAATGTTATAGTTATTAACGGTCAAAAAATAAAAGTAGCAACAATAGATACAATACTGAGTTTCTATTTAATATTTATATACGCAAATAGGCCGTATTATGATGAAAATAGATTATTATGTATTGCTGAATATTTATTCAAAGTTCAACTAAATAATCGCCTGCAACAAAAAGGGTTATTGCGCAGATTTAGTGTTTTATGTTATGGTAAGCAACAAACATTGGAAGATATGAGAGAAGAGAAGTCTAAGATTTATTCGCAAGTTAAAGAAAATATAATCTCTCGAGAGTCTAAGTTATATAATTTGAATTTCTTTAGATATATACCAAAAGAGGTATTTGATACTTCAAATAATAAGCTAGAAAAATCTAGATCATTAAAGAAGACTAAAACTAAGTCCAAGAGACGACCTACTAAGTCTAAGAGACGACCTACTAAGTCTAAGAGACGACCTACTAAGTCCAAGAGACGACCTACTAAGTCTAAGAGACGACCTAAGTCTAAGAAAAATAAGAAAAATAAGAAAAAATATAATATAGCTTATTATTAAATTATTAATACTTCAAGACTCTCAATTTCAATGTTTTATTTTTAGAATTATTATAAATTTTAGCAGTTGCACTAGCTTCTTTTCGCTTGTTGAAACTAGCTTCTTTTCGCTTGTTAAAACTAGCTTCAACAACTTTAATAAATGGATCTAACAGCTCTCCATTATTTATTTCGGGATGCCCTTGAAACCCATAAAAAGGATAGCTATTATGTTTTACTATATCAATAAAACCCTTATTATTTTTATCCAAGCTAGTAGCCATTATTTTATAATCGCCTATGTTAGTTTTAGGGTCTACTGCTAACAAATTATTATGTATTATTTTCTTGGTCTTATGCAAACGCTTGATCTTATATTTTTTACTAAATAGCGGAGCCTTATAATTCTTATAACACTTTACGTTTATAAATGTTTTCTTTATATGGTTTTTAGTTATATTATAATTGCGCTCTATTAAAATCATATTTTCGTAACCATTACAAATTCCTAAAATGGGGAATGGTCGTGTTACTGAGTTTATATGTTGCGCTCGTAATACTAAAAATTTTTGGATTTTGAAATAAGCTTTGTAGAATTTATTATTATAAAAGTTACCTGCTTGACCTCCTGGAAATATTAAACCGTCTAAATTATTAAGTAAGTCATTTAATTTTGATTTATTGATAGTATATTGAATAATTATGTAATTTATATTTTTCTTTGTTAATAGTCTTAGCAAATTTTTATCTAAAATAAGCTCTTGTGAATTTTTATTGGTTAAATTTATATAGGGTGTTGCTAATATACCTAATGTAGGCATAGCTAATGTAGGCATAGCTTCTAACATATTATTTATATACATAACTATAAATAATAAACACTATAATAAAACAATATAAAACAAGTGCTATGCTCTGCATTTAACCAATTCGAGGGAAGCCGACCAAGTTAGCACCAATACCGAAACCGGCACCGCTTCTAGCACTTACTCCCATGCTAGGAATAAATGTGTCTAGTATAGAGAATGTCGCGGCAGCCATTAGTGCAATGATGGCGATTTCTTCCATTTTTAATGGTTTTTGTGGAATAACAAATGCAACAATCGCAACCATCAAACCTTCTACTAAATATTTAATAGCTCTTTTCACTATTTCTCCCATATTGAAATTCATTTTTGTTTATATTATTAAATAAGAAAAAAATATAATTTTTACTTAATTATTTTATATAATTAAAATTTTCACTAAATAGTTTAATACAAATTTTCACTAAATAGTTTAATACAAATTTTCACTAAATAGTTTAATAAAAATATATTAATAATAAAAATATATTAATAAAATAAATACTTAAAATTATATTAATATAACATTTATATAATATATGTCAACCAAAAAATCTTCTAAATCTAAATTAGTGGACAAGTCTGATTCTAAAGAATATGTTGATTTATTGGACGAAGACAAACCTATGAGTGGTCAAAAATATGTGTGCTTAAGTTTTATATCACCCGAAGACCACATAAAAAATAAAAATCTATTTTATTTTGAGAAGTTCTTAGCTAATTTTGAGTTCAGAAAAACATTTGAAAAATATACACAATTCTTAAATTTTTTATCTTATAAATACAATTTGGATTTTAATAAACTCACTAAAGATATGGAAGAATTTGTTGAAGAAGAAAAAGACAAGCTATTTTTAACAAGTCTTGACGATGAATACAAGTCATTTTTAGATATTAAAGAAGAAGACTTGCAAAAAGAGTATAATGACACGCATCAATACCAAACCAATACTCGAGGTATTAAAGTGCGTGGTGTATTTGGATCACAAGAAGAAGCAGAATTGCGGTGCAAATTTTTGAGAGATGCCGACCCTAATCACGACGTATATGTTGGAGGAGTTGGAATATGGATGCCTTTTCACCCCGAAGCGTATAAAACAGGTCGTGTTGAATATTTGGAGAAAGATCTAAATGAACTGATGGCGCAAAAAAAGAAAAATGATGAAATCTCTAAAGAACAATTTAAAGAGCGCGTAAAAGAAAGCAAGAAAAAGGCTATTCAAGAAAATATTGCTAAAGCTCAAAAAGAAGGAAATAAATTAATGCAAACTATTGACGAAGAAGGAAACCTTGTAAATGCGGATAGAATGGATATTCCTGGAAAGAATTTACTATTTGGAGATGGAGATGGTGATGATGTGTCGACTGCTGATTTACGTAAAGAATTATTTGAGGCTGAAGATGTTATTGTTGGAAAACAGGAAAATAATGATCACGGGCTTTCACAAATCTTAGAGCGCCAAAAAGAATTAGCTGCTAAAACAGAAGATGACAAAGAATGATAACACACTATTCTTAATTTAACATATTTTAACCTGCTAAAATATGTTATAAAATAAAATAAAAAAATGTAAAACTTAGGATTAGCCTAATGCTTTTTCTAGTGCTTCTATTCTTTGTGTTATATTTTTAAGCATTGCATTTTGCTCTTGTAAAGATTTGATTAGTAATGCATCAAAACTGCTATAATTAACAGCCTTATACTTGATCAATCTTCCTTCTTCAACATCTTTTGGACTTGGTTCAATTTCTGTTACCAAATTAGGAAACACACCTTCTAATTCTTGCGCTAATACACCAATATATTTAGTAGAGTTTGAACCTTTTAAGTTATAATTGACAACTCTAACTTTTAGCAAATCTTCTAATTTAGGACCACTAGTTACTATATTTTCTTTTAATCTGCTATCACTTAATGACCTATACGAATTATTTCTATTTGTAATATTACCGTTTCCAAGAATTTGAACCTTTAAAAATCGGGTCGACGTAACATCGCTATAATATTCTTTCATAATTGCACTACTTAGTGCCGATTCAAATACTTTATAACTATATCCATTGCTTGAATAGCTATGATTTCTTGATATATCCAAAGAATTAAAAGCAGCATTACCTATTACTATTAAGTTACCGCTTATTGATGTCATTGGACTATTCAATGCTAATGTTTTGTTTATCCCATATACGCTGTTAAAATTAGGATTGCTTTGGATTAATGTTGTTCCGTCTCCTGATAAGGCATTTAATCCTGCTTTAAAAGATGCCACTTTACCATTAAAAGTATTACCTATTTGTGTCCAAAAATTATTAACATACTTATATACATTAACATAACCCCTATTTGAACTAGTATCAGTTGTTCCAACAGAAATGATAGTTCCGTCATTTGAAATATTCACACTAGAACCAAACTCATTAGCACCAGATATTCCTACTAGCGTTTGACCTAATTGGGTCCAAGTTGTTCCTCCCTGATGTCCATATACATAGGCTCCACCTACATTAATTGATCGAGCTTTATAATACATATAAATTGCTGCATATTGACCAGTAGAAGGAAGATCATTCCACCCTCCTGCAGCAGTCCAAAAGTGTATAGCGTTTTCTGACAAGTTATCGGGTTGACCACTACCAAAATTTTGATAATTCCATACCTCTCCTGTAACCCATTCCCAGTCGGCTGCTGTCTTCCCAGTATTAGTTAAAGGACTAGCTACTAAAGAAGAACGCCTTCTTCCTCCCAACCAAGCCCAGTCACTCAAGTTTGGTCTTAGTGCATTAGCTACTGCATTTTGTTGAGGATTTGAAATTACAGCTAAATCACGACCAAAAACTGTTAAAGCATTATTTCTATGATTTTGCCAGGTCATTAGAGACGAATTATATTCATAAATAGGGGTTATTAAATACTCATTAGGAATACTATTTCCAGGCGCACCAATAATAATAGTATTTCCATTAGCAGATAATTTAATAGATCTTACAAAAAAAGAACCACTTATATCAGATCCTCGAATAATACCTTTAGATGACCAAAATGTTCCTAACCAAGCAAATGTTGTAACATTGGAAGTTGTAATGTAGCGGATTATTACAATACCGGAGCCACCTGCGCCAGACGGTTGGCCATGTCCTTCATCGTTTCCTCCACCGCCTCCACCTGTATTAGGTACAGCATTTGTATACAGTTGAGATTGGTTAGTGACAAAGGTACCATTTCCACCCCCATATATTCCATTTGCAACTCGATAGGTTCCTCCATATGCTACACCTCCTATACCACCACTAGTAGCACCTCCACCTCCGCCTCCCGCATAATATCTTAATGTACCAGTTATATTACTAGTAATTCCTATTCCTCCCGTTGAAACAGAACCAACACCACCAACCCCACCCGCTCCGCCACCACCACCACCAGTAGTTATATCTAATCGTGTAGAACCAGCAAATCCTTGCCCAACAATACCTGTTCCACTTGATGAAACATTGCTTGCACCACTACCGCCACCTGACCCGCCATTTTTTCCTGCTGGCGTTGTCCAACCACCTCCACCACCTCCACCTGTTGCTACTATTAAGGTTCCTATTGAAGATGACCCGCCGTCATTACCTTGATTATCGCTAGAAGCACTAGCACCACCTGCACCAACAGTAATAGTATAAGAGCCGGCCGCTATTCTTGTTGTTCCCATGCTAACACCACCGGCGCCTCCACCACCAGCGCGCCCTGCACCACCACTACCACCACCCGCTATTACGAGATAATCTATGATTAATGGAGTTGTAACCGTAAATACTGTAGTTCCAACATTTGTGAAGCTATGAATAGTGTATTCACTGGTATTAGATAACGTGCCGCCGGTTGCTAATACTGGAATACTAGCACTAGCAAGTGTTTGTCCGTCCAATGATAAAGCAGTTGCATAACCTTCAAAAGATCCAGAACCTCCACTAATAGTTTGGCCTTGTTGTCTCCAATCATTTACGCCAGCACTAAAGTCATATACTCTAACGGCGCCAGCATTTGTTCCATTTAAATTGTCTTTCCACGCACCAACAGCAATCCTATTTCCATTTCCAGCTAAACTTATGCTGTATCCGCTTTCACTACCAGGTCTAGGACCATTAATATTGAACCCTTTTTGGATCCATCTATTAGTATTATTAGTATTATTACTAACCTCGTATACTCTAACTTGTCCATTGTTAATCCCTGACGCATCATTAGTTATTGAACTACCTGCAACAACTCTTCCGTTACTTGATAACGCTAAATCCCAGCCAAAATTATCTTCATTACTTGCTCCAACAATAATTTCACTGCTTAACCCAAGTTGTATCCAATTGTATGATGTTTCATTATATGACATCTCATAAACATAAATTCTACCTCTTGAAATGTCAGATTGCCACGATGAGAGATTTAAAATTGAACCACTAACAGTTTGTAGCTGTAAATAGCGGATTACTACAATACCGGAGCCACCAATACCTCCTACTCCAGTATCGAAAGTACCACCACCACCACCGCCTCCTGTATTTGCACCACCAGCACCACCATTAGACCTGACACCAAGACCACCACTTATGCCAACATTGAGAGCCGAACCACCGCCAGGCGCCACCCCACCAAGACCAGCTCCGCCACCACCACCACCAAGACCACCCCACCCCCCAAATTGGTTATCCCATGCACTACCACCACCGCCACCACCCCAATAATAACTTGGTCCAAGAATAGCATTAATGATGCCTACACCGCCTGAACCCATACCTTCTTGAAGAGTATTGCCTGTAGTATTTGAATTTGTATCTAATCCTGGACCTCCAGCCCCACCACCACCTGCAGCTCTTGTTGGACTTTCTGTGCGTACCACTATATTATTTCCACCGCGATTACCATAAATAAACCCACTATTTGTTCCTAGACTGTTGCCACTAGTCGCTCCGCCTTGTGCCATTAACCTACCTGATTCGGTAGCCGGAGCACCTCCACCACTCCCTCCTGGGGTTCCTGAACCTTCCGTATAAGGCACACTTGTTCCACCACCAGCAGCTATTGCGCCAAATACACTACTTGCTTGCCCAATAGTCCTTGATTGACCGCCGGCACCTACTACAACATTATAACTAGAACCTGCTGTTACATTTACTGAAGGCATATAAATAACACCACCACCACCACCACCACCACCAAGTTTAGGACCACCACCTCCACCACCACCAACAACTAAGACTTCAACCGTTCCATTAAAAGTAGATGTAAAAGTCCCATTAGTATCAAATCTATGTATAACATAACCACCGCTAATCGTAATAGCGCCACCAAAAGCATTTCTTAATACTGGTGCTGACGCAAAAGCAAGTACTTTTCCATCATTTGAAATAGCTAATTTATTATTATTATTAGTTAATGAAAGACCGGTGCTAATATCTAACCCGAACTGGTTCCATAAAGTATTGTTAAATCTTTGACTATAATGTTTTGTGTTTATTGTTTCAATCCTAATGGATAAAGTATCTAAACTAGTTATACTAATACTTGCAAATGAATTATCTATTTGACTTTTTAAATTATTATATGAATCATCAAAAACACTCTTTGAAACATACGATAAATCTAGCTTGTTGCTTAAAAAAATCAATGAACTATCAATTACATTAAGATTGCTAACACTGCTATTTACAATGTAAGAAGCGTCTAAATATGTTTGCAAAGCACTAAATGAGGCGTCAAGTGCTAAATTATTAACAAACGAATTGTCTACATAAGATTTATAATTAGTTAACGAAAGGTCTAAATTAGCTATTAATAAAAATGAATTGTCTATTTGACTTTTTGTGTAAATAAAAGTAAAAGAAGAGTCCATATTTTGTTTTAATTGACTATATGATAAATCAAAGGAGCTATTTAATATATTAAGCGAAGAGTCTACGCTATTTTTTAAAGCTATTAAAGACGAGTCAAAACTTACTTTTTTGTTTTCAACACTTAATTGTCCCCCTTCAAAGTTCCAGTTTGTTCCGTCATATTTTAGCGAAGCAACATTTGAAATAGCTAATCCAGCATTATCCCAATATAAATCATTTGAAATTGTTAAATTAGTGGCTATATTTAAAGTTATATCGCTTATTTCAATAATTGAAGACGCAATTGTAGTTTTATTTCCATAAACTATTAAATCACCATTAATAATTAATGTTCCGCTAATGTCGTTATATGGCGACGGGTCAATCATGAAATCGTGAGGCACCTTTAGTATATTATCAAGTAAATGTCCGCCAATAGTTAGATCATTTATAAAAGAAGTTTTGGCAACAACTAAATCATTACTTATAGAAACATTTGCTGCGCTTAAATCTTTTGTTACTATTTTAGTAGTAGACAAATCGCGCACTATACTAGCTATATAATTATTTATAGAATTATATGTTGTTATATAGCTTGCTCCATTTACAATTAAATCATTACTAATGGTGGTTGATCCACTAACGTCCAAATTTTTTTTAATATAAACTGAATTGTTAAAACTCGAGTCGCCACCGCTTACATTAATGTATCTAAAATAACCATCTCTTGCACCAATAATATTTGGCTCAACAGGATTATAGCCAATAATAGTTCTTCTAATATATCCGTCTTCGACAAAATTGTCATCTATAATATTATCACGACTATTAGATATGTCGCTTAAAAATAATGTATCAATATTCAATAGATTACCCCTAATAGTTTGAATATTTGACAAATCTTTATCGTCCATATTTAGACCATAATTTAAAATATTAGGGTTGTTAAAATGTATGTTTTTATTATTGGACTTGAATTCTATATTATTAGCGCTAGACTCTATTATTAAATCTTTAGATAGATCTATAGAACTAAGTTTATCACAAAAAAATCTGTAAGATATGTGACTTACATTAAAATTAATACTCATATAATATAATTTAATATAGTTAAATAATATTATATTTTATAATCTATGACATAATAGTTTTATTTTTTATTTTTGCTTTTGCATTTGCATTTTTAATTTTAATCTTAATCTTAATCTCTCTAATCTCAAAGTAAGATTATTAATAATTAGTTGTTGTTCTTGTAATGCTTTAATTAACATAACATTAAAACAGCTATATTTAACAGTTTTATAGTTAGTAGTTTGCGTGCTTGAACTTTCTGTTTCCACTAAGTTCGGAAATAATTCTTCTAATTCTTGCGCCACAACACCTATGTATTTTTTATTTGGACTAGCTTTTAAATTATAATCAACTATTCTAACTTTTAATAAATCTTCTAATTTGGGACTAGAGTCAACAATGTTTTCTTTTAATCTACTATCACTAATTGCACCTCGACTATTATTTAGATTATATAAACTTCCATCAGCATTAATATAAAAAACTTTTCCATAATTATTAAATTTGCTATAATATTCCTCCATAATAGCGCCTGCTGTTGAAGAATTAAAATAAACAGAACTATAACCATTATTACTAAAACTATAATTACTAGAAATAGTCAATGAATTAAAAGAACTGTCACCACTAACTAGCAAGTCGCCATTAATTGACACATTAGATGTTAATGCTAATCTAGGTGTTCTTATATTTTCAATAGTTATTGTGTCTATATCAACATTAGTAGCTACTACATTAGCAAATGAACTACTAATTTCACTATTAAAAGTATTATATGAAAGTTCAAAATTTGTTTTTAATACATATGATAAGTCCGCTTTATTATTTAAAGCAGTAAATGACCCATCTACATAAGCTTTTGTAACATAATTCTGAATAATATTATTTTGACTTATAGCAAATGATTGATTTGTTACAAATGATAAATCTATATAATTTTTTAATTCATTAAATCTAGTAACTGCATAACTTAGCGTTACAAATGAGTTATCTACATCAGTCTTTGAATAATAAACCAATTTATTGAATGAATTATCTATATTAGTTTGTAATAGACTAAAAGAAGAGTCATATTTTGATTTTGATGCTATTAATGCCCCTGAAATAGTTGTTTGTAAATATATGAGCGAAATATCTAACCCTATTAGCTGATTAGCAACGAGTAAATTTCCACCGCTTAGATTCCACATTGTTCCGTGATAATGTAATGCAGCAACATAAGAAATGTCTAAACCAGCAGGATCTGTCGTTAAGTCATCTTTATTTTTCAAATTACTAGCTAATTTAATAGTATAAGCACTAATATCTAGTATAGAAGACTTAATAATTTTTCTAAGTCCTCTTACTATTAAATCCCCATTAACAGTAAATGAACCACTATGATTGTAAAATCCAGACGGGTCTAGTGAAAATTCGTGCGGAACTCTTAAAACAGTGCTTAATAATTGTCCACTTATGTTTAAATCATTTGCATAATATTTATTAAGAGAGTAGAGGTCGTTGCTAATAGTTATAGTGCTAGCACTCAAATCATAAGTTGTTATTCTAGTGTTACTAAAGTCAGTAAAGTCATTAACCATATTAGTTGTATAGTCATTCAAAAAGTTTAATTTGGCCAACATAGTAGCTAAAGAAATAGTTCTAACATTTAAATTGCTAGTTAGTGTTGTTGGACCTAAAACATTTATGTTTCTTTTAACATAAAGCGAATTGTTAAAAGTAGTGTCTGTTCCATTTACGTCAATATTAGTAAAATAAGCATCGCGCATACTGCTAGCACTACCTCTATCGCCCTCTATAATTGGATTGTATCCGACGACGGTATTTGTAATATAGCTGCTATTTAGTTTATTATAAGACAATACTTTATTATATGATACTCCAATTCTTGATTTTTCTATAATATTATAATATCCAGTTAGATTTATAATACCTTGTGGTTGCGCACTAAAATTGGATTCTAGTTTATATTTTAAATAATATTTAACTGTTCCAGGATTTACATCTTCATCTGCTAGAGTTAGCCTATAATTAATATTTAATCCACCAGTGGCATTAATATTTCCTATATTTATATTTTGAGATACTAGGACTAAATCTCTCCATAATTCCACTGTTATTCGCTCTTGAAAAGCACAACAACAAAACAATGTAATATTAAAATCTATAAGAATAACTGACGGAGCACTTACTACAACATTAGTGTATAATTGATCGCTTAGGTCTACATATTCGTTATTATTAGCGCTAGTTAAATAGTTAGTGCTATTATCAATTATTAACGTATTATTATATTTTGTCACATTTTCGAGCAATATATTACTTGTGCCTATTGAATTTAATGTACTAATATTAACAATACCCTGTGGTTCATAACTAGAACTGTTGTTAGAAGTAGGGTCGCCTTCTATTTTATATTTTAAATAATATTTTTTTAGCCCATTGCTTAAATTTGTATCTAAATAGCTGAAACTATATGGAATTGTTAAGCCACCTGTGGCATTTAATGAGCCTAGGCCGACGCTTTGTGAAATCATAGAACTGTCTCTCCATACTTCGATAGTTAATTGTTCATTAAAAGCATAAGAGCAATACAAATTAGCATTAATATTGACTTGAACATCATTATTAACTACATTAATAATATTATAAAATTGTGCGCTCAAATCTTGTGTTTCATATGATGTTGTTGTAATACTTGAAGCATCAAATAATGTTTTATTATAATGATTGGTCGTATTAAACACTTCTTTTAATGTAATGCTACTATAACCTGCAGTCTCAGATGTATTAAGATTAATGATCCCTTGCTTGCCAATTGAAGTGACTTGATTTTCTAATGTATATTTTATATAATATTTTTTAGAACCTGCGGTCAAATTTTCATCTAAATAAGTTATACTATATGGAATTGAAATACCTCCGCCTGCATTTACACTTCCTAAGTCTTTGCTTTGTAAAATCATGCTACTATCTCTCCATAATTCAATAGTTATTCTCTCGTATATTGCATAAGAGCAATATAATGTTAAATTAGCAGTAACAATAACTGAGCTATTCTTAAATACAGTAATTGTGTTAAATAATAAATTTGCTAAATTTTGTGTCTGATTTGTATATGTTAAATATTGATTATTACTGTCAGATGAATTACTAGCAAATGTTGATTTATCAACAATATTTATAATGGAACTTTTAAATATATTATTTAAAATCAAATTTTCAGCGGATATAGTTGTTACTCTTCTTAGAGATTTATCATTTAAATCCATTGAATTATTAAAAACAACGGGATCATTAAATATTATTCTTTTATCATTTCCTACTTTTAATTGAATATTATTATAGGATGACTCTAGTAATAGATTATTGGTTGTATTTGTAGATGTCAATTTATCGCAAAATATTCTAAAACTTTTAGAACTATTATTAAAATTCTCATAATTAGCCATATATTTAAATTAATTTAATATACCTATATAATATTTTTAACAGTTTTTAACGTCATTATAAAAAAAATAAGCGTGTGTGCTATGTTTTATGTTTTATGTTTTATGTTTTATGTTTTATGTTTTATGTTTTATGTTTTATTATTTCATTTTCAAGTTCTTCTAAGCTTGCATTAAGATTATTAATTAATACTTGTTGCTCTTGAAATGCTTTTATCAATAAAATTGTTAAATTGCTATAATTCACTGATTTAAATCTCTCAAATGTATTAGTTTCTGTTACTAATTCTGGAAAGATTTCTTCTAATTCTTGTGCAACTACTCCAATATATTTACTGGTGTCACCGCCCTTCAAGTTATAATTGACAACCCGAACCTTTAGCAAATCTTCTAATTTAGGAGTGCAATTAACAATATTTTCTTTTAATCTGCTATCACTAATGGCACCATATAGACCTGAATAATTTGTAATATTTCCACACGCATCAATTCTGAAAACTCTATTATAAGTAGAACCTACATTGCTATAATAGTCAACAATAGAAGCACTAATATCAGTTGATGCAAGATAATTTGAACTATAACCACTAACATCAAGAATAATTCTATTAGAAATTCTTAGCGAGTTTAAATATGTTTTACCTCCTACCATTAAACCACCACTAATAGTTGTAGTAATATTACTAGTAGTAAATGGAGTAAATGACAATGATTTGTTTAATCCATATACGCTATTGTAAGTATTATTAGTCTGAATTAGTGTTCTTCCGTCTCCAGACAATGCATGTATTCCCGCTCTAGAATTTGATGTTTTACCACTAATAGAATTGCTTAGTTGATACCAATAATTATTAATGTATGAAAAAACTCTAACTTGACCTCTGTTATAATTATTAGTATTAGAACCAACAGAAATGAGCGTTCCATCGTTAGACATTGAAACGCTAGAACCGAATTCATCGCCTCCTGATATTCCATGTATTGTTTGCCCTAATTGTCTCCAAGTTGTTCCTGATCCTGCATATTCATAAGTATATATACTGCCTTGATTGAAGCGATAATACGAACTTGATGGATCAACATATTCAATGTTAGTCGGACCAGTAGCACCAATAACTATTTTGTTTCCATTACTTGATAATTTTACATCCCGTCCAAAAGATAAATTTAAATATCTATCTTTATTTGTAGCATATGACAAATTCTCATTTATGATTTTAGTTGTTTCTATCTTATATACTCTTACTGACCCGTTATTTATAGGAGCAGTTATTGTATCAACATAAGAATAACCAAATGTGCTTCCATCTCTTGATAATGATAGTTTTCTTAAATTGCTTACTAATGCTGGAATTGTTGTAATCCTTACCCATGTATTTAGTGTATATTTCCATATTTCTTGATTGTTTGTTAATAAAGTATTTCCATCATATGATAATCGTATGTTACCACTTGCTGTCGACCCTACCAGAGCACTTTGCCAAGAACTGTTAATAAATTTATATATATAAATACCAGCATACTGCGTTGTAACCGCAACTGTTAAACCATCTCCTGAAATTTGTGTTCCTCCAGATCCAAATCCGAATTCCTTCCACGTATTTACATCAGTTCCTGGTCCCAAAAATTCACCTATAATGTTCCATGTATTAGTAGCAGCGCTATATTTAAATACTCTTGCAATACCCTGAAAACCTGCCATTCCTGTGTATCGTGGATATAACCTTGTAGAAGCTACTATAGTATTTCCATCATATGATATTCCTAATCCAGAACCTAAAGCTACCATAAACAACGACGCCGTTCCTGTCCCTGATATATCATTTCCTAGCCTTGGCCAACTACTTCCTGTTCCTTGATATCTATATATTCTAACTTGTCCCATTTGATTAGAAGGTTGGTTAGGATAATTAGTATAATCATTTTGAAGTGCTATTGTGTTTCCATCTCCAGATAATGCGTGAATTTTTGAACTTCCAATAATATTAGTGCCGTTTTCAATTCCAGATAAATCTCCTATTATATTCCATGAAGTACCATTGTAACTATAAATCCTAGCACCATATATTTGTGCCCCATTATCTAAATTCATTCCTGTAGAAATTCTATATCCATCATCGGAAATGAACATACCTTCTCCAGAATTTGGATTAATATATTGTACGTTACCTGCTTGTGAAGAACCAGTAAGTCTTTCACCTAATTGTATCCAACTTGCATCTACAGATCTATATTTATAAACGTTAATATATCCATGGTTTTGCGTCATAGCTTGAGCTAGAATAGTTCCATCACTATTTAAAGCAATATTTGAATCTATAGTGCTTACTGTGTTATTGTAAGTAGCATCAAAAAAAGGCCTACCAAACAATGGACCTAATGGATATGCATAAGATATAACGTCTATTAAATACAATTGTGGTCCTTGAATAATGCCTTTAGATGTCCAAGTATTGCCTGAAATTGTAAATGTTTTTATTTCTCCTCTTCCTATACTTGAACTAATTACAGACTGTAAATAGCGAATTACTACAATACCGGAGCCACCTGCTCCACCTTGTCCAGAAGTCCAAGCTCCACCACCACCACCACCACCTGTATTGGCACCACCTGCACCTCCATTAGTGTTGGCACCTGAACCACTGGTCACACCACTATTAAGTGCTGACCCACCACCTATCCCTTGTCCCCCTTCAGATGCCCCTCCCCCACCACCACCAAGACCACCCCAACCACCAGTATTGACATTACTACCGCTTCCATTGGTATTGCTACCACCACCTCCACCTCCCCAATAATAACTTGGTCCAAGAATAGTATTGATAACACCAACACCACCCGAACCCTGACCAGTTTGACCCGTGTTACCTGTAGTATTCGGATTTGTATTTAATCCTGGACCTCCTGCTCCACCACCACCGGCAGCTCTGGATGGTTCAGCTATGCGAAGAGCAGTCATACTGCCACCACTACAACCATAAATTGTACCCACATTAGCAATCCCATTATTTGCTCCTAGAATATTTCCACTACTGTCTCCACCCTTATGGATTATTCCTCTTCCATATTGAATATATTGATTAGCAGCTGCACCACCACCACTCCCTCCAGAAATGCCTGGTCCAGTATCAAATTGTGTACTCGTTCCACCACCTGCTGCGATGGCACCAAAAACTGAGGAGTTTCCTCCTTTGGTTCCTGAAGGTCCACCAGCACCAACCACAATCTCATAACTAATCCCACTTATAACATTTGTAGCAGGTATATAAATAACACCACCAGCACCACCACCACCTCCTAACGAAGGACCACCACCTCCACCACCCCCAACAATTAAGACCTCAACTGAACCGCTAAATGCAGGAACAAAAGCAGATGTCCCAGTTGTTGTGAAACTGTGGATTATGTATCCACCACTAATTGATAATGTACCGCCACTTGATATTCCTGCTATGGTTCCACTTCCACTCGCAAGCGTTTGTCCATCTAACGATAAAGCACTTGAGTAACCTTCAAAAGACCCAGAAACACCAGTAATAGTTTGACCCTTTTGTCTCCAATCACTTATGCTAGCACTAAAATCATATACTCTAACAGCACCAGCATTTGTTCCATTTGAATTGTCTTTCCATGCACCAATAGCAATACTATTTCCGCTTCCTGCTAAACTTATGGAATATCCGCTTTCACTACCAGGTCTTGGTCCATTAATATTAGATCCTTTTTGTATCCAATTATTAGTATTATTACTTAACTCGTATACTCTAACTTGCCCTGCGCTAGCATCCTTATATAATGAACTTGCTGCAACAACGCGACCATTACTTGATAATGCCAAACTATATCCTAATTCATCTCCTGAAAGTCCAATAATAGTGTTATTGCCTAATTTGGACCAATTATTATAACTCAATTCATATACATACACACTACCGGCTCGAGATGTGGTTGGTAAGAAGGAAGTCATTACTCTATTTGATCCATTATCAGAAACCGCAACAGCTATTCCTTGTTCAGGAGACCAACAAAGACCTAACCAATTATTACTTTGCGCCGCTGTTCTTGAAGTCCAATCTATTCCATTACGCGAAGTCATCACGCAATTTGTTCCAACCGCAATTAATAATTCAAGTTCTTTAGACCAAGCTACATGATACCATGAATTAGTGCCTGCAACAAATATTGAAATCCAGTTTATTCCATTATTAGATATCATTACTCTATTACTTCCACTATCAGAAACAGCAACAAATAGCCTAAGTTCTGGAGACCAACAAACACTACGCCATACATTATCTTGTGCTCCTGCTGCTAATCTTGGAGTCCAAGTTGTTCCATTTGGCGAAGTCATTACTCTATTTGTTCCGGTTTCAGAAACAGCAACAAATAATCCTAGTTCGTTGGACCAGCACACGTCAATCCAAATATTAGCTTCTACACCAGAAATATTGCTCGAAGACCAAGCTATTCCATTACTAGAGGTCATTACTCTAGTAGTTCCATCAATAGACACAGCAACAAATATTCCAAGTTCTGCAGCCCAACACACAGCACTCCACCGATTAGTTTCTGATGCTGCTGTTCTAGCAGTCCAAGTTATTCCATCAGGAGAAGTCATTGCTCTAGTTGATGTTCCGCCTTCAGCTACAGCAACAAATAATCTAAGTTCTCGTGACCAACAAACAGAGTACCATGTACTAGCAGCAGGCACTGTTCTAGCAGTCCAATTTATACCATTAGGCGAAGTCATTACTCTATTATTACCAAAATAAGCAACTGCCACAAATATTCCAAGTTCTGAAGACCAACAAACACTAATCCAGTTACTTGTTCCTACAGTCGTTTCTGCTTGTTTTATAGACCAAGTTTGAACCGCTTGCTCTACTTGTTGTATGCTTAAATTATCATTTAAAGAATATGCAACTACAGTTCCATCATTTGAAATTACAACATTTTTATTATTATTAACCTTATTATTAGGTATACTGCTAAAATCTTGTCCGAGCTGATTCCATAAACTATTTGTAAATATTTGACTGTCGTGTTTTGTGTTTATTGCTTCAATAGTAATAGCTGACGTATTAATATTACTTGCGTTAATACTAGCAAATGAAATATCAAAACTACTTTTTAAACTATTATGTGAAGCTTCAAAAACACTCTTTAATACATTTGATAAATCAACTTTAGTGTTAAATAAATCAAATGAAAAGTCAAATGAATAAGGATTTCCAGTCCAGTTTTTTGCTATATAAGAACTATCCATAAGTGTTCTTAGATCTCTAAATGAACTAGCAAATGTATTAACAAGAATATATGAATTGTCTACATAAGATCGCAACGAAGTTGAAGAGCTGTCAAAATCAGATTTTAATATAAATGAGTTGTCTATTTGGGTTCGACTATAAGTAGCATTATAAGAATTATCTAGCTTGCTTTTATATGTGAAAAATGTTGAGCTAAAATCACTGTTTAAGGCATTAAGATTTAATCCAAAAATATTTCTTGCATCTATCAACGAAACATCAAGCATAACTTTATTATTTTGTACAGCTAAGTGGCCGCCGCTAAAATTCCATAGAGTTCCATTATATTTTAATGATGCAATATTTGAAATGTCTAGCCCAGCATTATTATTTGACAAATCTGATATATTTACTAAATTTGAAGCTAAAATAATAACATCATCACATATATCTACAATAGACGATGAAAAACTTGTTGTTGCCCCTTTTACTATTAAATCACCATTAATATATAGTATTCCACTATGATTATCATAACCAGATGGGTCAATTGTAAATATGTTAGGTACTCTTAGTAGATTATTAAGCAATTGTCCACTTATAGTTAAATCATTTATATTAGCGGTTTTATTTACATAGAGTTCATTACTTATAGAAATTTTTAAAGCACTTACATCTATTGTTGAAATTTTGTTGCTAAAAAAACTTTGCTCTAGTGCTAATTTATAAATATTAAAGCTATTATCAATAGACGCAAAATTATTTCCACTTATTAATAAATTATTACTTATAGTTAATATTCCGTCCACGTGTAAATTATTATTTATGTAAACTGAAT